GGCTTTATGGATCAGGCGTTTACTCCAGGTAAATTTGATGAGACGTGCCAGGGTACTGTACCTCTCTGCCTCCAGATCGTATGCAACTCACACAGCTTTGAGGATGCTATCAGAAAGGCAATCTCCTTTGGTGGTGACAGTGATACCATTGGTGCCATTGTAGGATCCATAGCAGAGGCTCGTTTCGGAATCCCTCAGGAGTTTATTGATAAGGTTTTAACGTACCTGGATCCTCGGATGATTGATCAGCTCAGGATCTGGCAAAAGTTTCATTAAATAATACATCTATGAGTAAGAATGATTTAAAGATCTTCTGTAGATACTACGGAAAGAAAGACGTTAAGAATGATCCTGAGACTGAAACCCTAATAAAGATCGAAAAGTTCTGGGTGGATGCTACAGAGGCACTGACAGAGGAGAAAGATACGCTTGGAGGTATGATCCAGGAATACATCAGTGCTGGTCTGAATGAATTTGAGCAGTACGACAAAGTACCTATTTCGTTGAAAGCTGTGCTTTTCAACAGGTATTGTAAGTACAATGAAAGGATCGATGTAGAGGGCTTTAAGAGCTATTACAAGAATGTATATAAAAAGGGTGAGCGTTGATCTCACCCCTTTTATTTATTGATAGTCACAGTAGAATCCACTGGATGTACTTACCATTCCTTTTATCGTTCTGGGAGCCTGTTCTAACACCTCCAGGTCAATATACCATTTGCCATTGGTGTACTCAGCTTTTGTGATCCTGAATTTGGTACCACGCTGTAGAATGATCTCATTCTCTCCTGTAGTGACAGGCTTTGATGTACCATTCCATCCCTTTCCTGGTGCTGATATTCCATTATCATGCTTTTGTCCGAAAGCAGAGAATGGCTCTGCATAGCTCGCTCTCGTTCCCTTAGGACAATAGATATTCAGACAGACAGGCTTAGCTCCGAAATTGGTATTCCTACAGTTACCACACGACATAAACGAATCATCAACACCCTCCAGGCCTACAAGTTTTGAGGGATCTGAAATGTAGGAATCCAGGGACTTAGGCAGCTTGAAACGGTATTGCATGAAAGCAGATATTTCGTCTCGTTTCACCCATATATCATCCTTGAACTGGCTACGTGATATGTAATCTGTCATACACCTAATATGAGCCTCACTTTCAGCAAGCCTACCAGAATAGTAGTGGTAATAGCCTTTGATCGCTCTCAGTGGCTCTGTAATATATGAACTGCCAGCTGTGTACTGGTACATAGCAGCCTTTTCCTCAGCAGAGGCCATTGCCCAGTCCTTTTTCGCATAGTCAAAGAAATAGTCATTGGCATCTTTCGCATGATGGAACCACTTAGCAGCATCCTTTCTTTCCTGGGTATAGTCTGATGGATCGAAAGACACGCTAAGATCACCCTTTTTCGCCTTTGCCCTGGTTTTCTCCAGCTGAATACGCTTAGCATCAATATCAGAAAGGATCACCTGTGCCTGGTGCTTATCATTGGCTGCAATAGCTGCCTCCAGATCGCTAACCAGATCCTTATAAGGCTTTGACTTTGTGGCAAACGATTTGGCAGCTAAAGCACCATCCTTGATCTTTGCCCATTCCTGGAGATCAACGACCTTTGCAAGCTCCTTAGCATAAGCAGCCTGGGCAACCTCCCAGGTCTTTTCCCAGGATTTACCAAAGTGATTGTTTGGTAGCCAGCCTAACTCAAATGTCAGTTTCTGCTGTTTCTGCTCCAGGGTAAGCTGTGAGTAATCAGATACACCGTACTTATCAGCCCATTTCTGGAACTTATCAGCCACGGATTGATTGACAGCCTTAGCATCAGCGTATGAGTAGTTTTTAGCCACCTGGAGAGGATCATCCAGATATTCCAGGGACTTTATCTGCTTACCTATTTCCATGAGCTTTAAGGCCTGTTTCTGAGCCTCAGGATAGTTAGCTGTGCGCAAAGCCTCCTCCAGTGCTGTTGTATCAACGTCTGAAATGCCTCCAAACGTATCAAGCATCTTATTTGAGAACTTTGTAACAGCCAGCTTTTCAGCCCACGCCTTACGGATCCTGTCAATATCCTCCTGTGTCCTGGAGGCGTGCCTTTGCTGTGCAATGTCAATAGGTGTGTTCTTGTGCCATATCAGATCCTCATTGTCACGAATGAAATAAGGCATGGTACCGTTTGCCCTGGCTTTCTCTATGCGTTCTGCTGTCTTTGGATCTTCAATCCACCCAGTAAACGCTCCAGGCAGATCTTTCACCTCGTTTTCAGAATGTACAGACAAACTGCCAGGCTCCTCACCAGAGAGGATCTTATCCACCATATCATCCATTTCCTCCTGGGTAGCCATCACTGGTACCATATAGCACCTACAGTTAGGGTGCCAGCCAGTCCACTTGAAATCCTTTGGGTAGATACCTTTCAGGGCATCACAAATATCTGGCTCTGGGTGATTGTTGCTCAGCTTGATCTCAACACCCACAACAAAGTCCAGCTGTGCCCAGCGTTCAAAGTCTGCTGTACGGTAGGCAATATTGGTTTCTGATCGTGCAAGCCTCTGGGCATTCCTGTAGCTGGATCTATAGACACCCTGGCCTGGATGGTAGTGCTTTGGGTTATCATCGATCCATTTGTAGATACCATCCTCCTTATCAAAGATCCTGCGTTTCCATACACGGCCATAGATGGGGTTTCCATCCTCATCCTCTCCGATCTTTATACGGAAACGCCTGTACCACCTATCAGGATCCTGGAGGTACTGCTGTATCTTTGATGCAAGCTGGTTGGCTGGTGTACCCTCACCTATAGCCAGATCCAGGGTACCCTCCAACTCACCTTTGTACTGGCTGGTGTATTTCCATACCTTTTGTGACAGATCCAGCCCCTGGGCTTTCCTGGCAAAGAAAGCATCCATAGCCTCCTTATTCCTGAGGAAATACTTTGCAAAGTGGTTATCCTCTATCGACTGATCACCAAAGATGGATTTTACCAGCTCATCATTATTCTCACTTGCTAATAACCATTCCTTTTCAACTCCAGAACGTATCACCTGGTAAACACGGCTGTACATATTCCTCAGGATCGGCTGTACCTCCTCAGTATAGCCATACTCTGAGAAAGAGAATGGTACACCATCCTCCAGCTCTGTGCCTTTCACAATGTCTATGATTTTACCCAGTGAATCCTGGTAGATCTTACGCACATTGGCAGCATAGCCCTCTGTCCTTTTCAGGAGAGCCAGCTGGAGAGGCTTACCACTTAGATACTTTCCTTTGGGCATAGCTCAGACTATCTAAACACATGAATAAGAACACCCAGGACAATACCAATGGCATCACAGATCAGATCGTGAAGCTCTGGGGTACCGTCATGGTGCCTGTCATAGATCTCCTTACCAATTCCCAGGATCACTGTGATCACGATTGCAGCCCACAAAGGCATCACGTCACACAGTGCCAACAGGATCAATGCGCTACAGGTAATGTGCAAAAGCCCATCAGTGCGCAACCACCTCCAAATTGCTTTGATAATCTTCATAGTTCAAACTCTTTTGTTACATCTGGTAATTCTATAGTCTGGCCTTTCAGCTCATGGGTGCAATCATCCAGGTACTGGATCTGGCCATCAGTTACGAATGAGTGGCAATAGGTACGCTGTCCCCTGTAGGTACTCTCAACAGCTACAGACGGTCTTATGGTAGGCCTCTCCAGGTTTCCGTTGAACTGCCATACAGGGTACTGATCTGCTGGATCGGTACCTATCTCATGTGTCTGCTTGCAAGCTGGGCAATAAAAGTAGTAAAGCCCCTTTGTCATATTGATTTTCTTGATCTTCGGCATCACATTACTCTCCCTGGCCAAATATATCCAACTTGTTAAGCTCCTGCTGTTGTTTCAGCTGTTGATCCATTTTCTCCAGTTGCTCCTGCTTGATCAGCTCCATTTCTTTCTTGGCATCCTTAATCAGGTAAGAAAGCTCCAGCATGGTTTGAGTGCTCATACCACCAGCACCAAACTGCCTCAGCACGTCATTCAGCGTATCTGAAACATCATCACCAAACGGCTCCTGGAACTCATGGCCTATCTGGAGAGCATCATACAGTGACTTGTGAGAGTAGTCCAGTACGTTGCCCAGGATAGCCAGCATCAGAGAGGCGTGCCTGTTCATGTAGCCATCATGGGTTTCCTTTCGTTTCTCAGCCTTGATCACTGCCAGCAGCATCACCTTACGGATAGCCTTAGCGGAAAGATTACCCAGGGTTTTCATGTTGTCAAAGTCTATGTTAGGAGTGAAAGACTTGCTCAGGATATGCTTATCCAGGCGGTCATACTCATTGGATTTGCTCTGGCTTGCCTGATCCCAGGTGAGATACTTAACCTCACCACCGTTTTTCAGGATGTACAGCTTAGCCTCCTCCTCAGCCTTTGGCAGACTATTCAGGATCTCAGCAGTTGCAACCATAGCTGGGTTAGCAAAGCGATCATTCACATCAGCATCAGTTGATGTCAGTGCCTCTGTGCGCTCGATCATGGGCTGTGTGCCATCATGCTCCACCTCC